CGTAAAGGGCCTGATGAAGAATTCATTGCCTGGCAGAGCCAAAACCCGTGGTTCCAGTCTGACCCTTACATGACGCAATTTGCACTAGGGCTGCACACCAAGTTAGTCACTGAGGGAAAGGTGAAAGCCAACAGCCCTGAGTACTACCAGTATATTGACCAGCGCATGCGCCAGGCTTACCCCGATTACGATTGGGGTGATGAGGTGGACCCAGCGCCGGACAATACCCCGGCACAACCAAGCCGTGCAGAACGAAAGCCAGCAACTGTTGTCGCTGGGGCCGACCGTAGCACGCCTGTGCGCAAAATCAGGCTGAAGCAGTCAGAAGTTCAGATTGCCCGACGGTTAGGACTTTCCCTTGAAGAATACGCGCGACAGAAAGCTGCGCTGAATGGAGGCTAAAATGTCTGAAAACACACGTACACCACGCACACTGACAACCAGAGCAGCAAAGCAGCGAGTTTGGCAGCCGCCAAGCACCCTGCCTGAGCCCACACCAGAAGAGGGGTATACCTTCCGCTGGGTACGGGTTGCAACCCTGGGTAAGACGGATGCAAAGAACATCTCGGATCGGTTCCGGGAAGGCTTTGAGCCAGTTCGAGCTGAAGACCACCCCGAGCTGCAAGCTCATGCCATCACTGACCCCAAGAATCGCTACGTAGGCGGTATTGAGCATGGTGGCCTGTTGTTGTGCAAGATCCCCAATGAGTTCGTAGCGCAGCGCAATGCGTACTACAACAATCAGACTCAGCGGGAGTTGGAGGGTGCGGACAACAGCCTCATGCGCGAAAACGACCCTCGGATGCCGTTGCTCAGACCTGAGCGCAGTACTGAGGTTTCATTTGGATCAGGTAAGTAATAGGAGAAAATCATGAGTGCTACTGCAACTCCATATGGTTTCAACCCTATCAATCTGATTGGCGGGCAGCCATATGCTGGTGGCACTCGTCAGATCAAGATTGCTTCGGGATATGCAACCAACATTTTTTACGGTGATGTTGTGGCCATCGGTACTGATGGCACCATCCAGAAAGTCACCACCACCGGTGCTGATGCAACCCCCAACAACTTCCCTGCGGGAGTGATTGGTATTTTCTTGGGTTGTGCTTACACCGAAACCACCGGTCTGCGGTATTTTCTGACCCGTCAGAACTGGGTGGCCGGCACCGTTGCCAACGATGCCATGTCTTACGTCTGTGCAGACCCTGATGCACTATTCCAAGTGCAAGCAAACGGCTCTTTGACGCAAGCAGCTTTGGGTGCAAACATCGCGGTTGTACAAGGCGCGGGTAACACAGCTACAGGCGTGTCAGGTGTTACATTAAACACTGCCACAGTGGGTACAAGTACGTTCCTGCCTTTCCGCATCGTGGACTTCGTGAATTCCACCACCTCTCAAGTGGGTGATGCGTTCACGGACGTGATTGTGAAGTTCAATCACGGCATCCATTCTTACACCAGTTCAACTGGCGTTTAATAAGGGAGAATGAATCATGGCCGCAATTTCTCGTGCCCAGCTACTTAAAGAGCTGCTTCCAGGCCTGAACGGTTTGTTCGGGCTGACTTACAACACCTATGACCAGCAGCATGCTGAGATCTTTGAAATGGACACCTCTGTGCGTTCTTTCGAAGAAGAGCAGAAGCTGTCTGGTTTCAGTGCCGCCCCGGTGAAGAACGAGGGTAACCCCCTTGCTTATGACTCTGCGCAAGAGGCTTTCACGGCACGTTACGTGCATGAAACCATTGCACTGGGTTTCTCCATCACTGAGGAGGCGATTGAAGACAATCTGTACGACTCCCTGGCCAAGCGTTACACCAAGGCCCTGGCCCGCTCCATGGCCCACACCAAGCAGGTAAAAGCCGCTGCTGTTCTGAACAACGGTTTCAACCAGAACGTGCTGGGTGGTGATGGCGTTTCTCTGTTTGGCATCAACTCTGGTGGTACCCGTGTTGGTCACCCCCTGGTTGGTGGTGGTGCCAACTTCAACTCACCTGTGACTGGTGCAGACCTGAATGAGACTTCTTTGGAAGCTGCAGTAATTCAGATCTCCAAGTGGACAGATGAGCGCGGCCTTTTGATCGCTGCAAAACCCCGCAAAATGATTGTGCCTTCAGACCTGCAGTTTGTGGCTACCCGTCTCCTGGAGACAGAGCTGCGCACCTCTCTGCAGGCCGTTGCTGCAACGTTTGCACCCAATGACGTGAACGCAATCAAGACCAATGGTGTCATCCCCCAAGGGTACAGAGTTAACAACTACCTCACCGATCCCAATGCCTGGTTCATTCTTACAGACATCCCAGATGGCCTGAAAGGCTTCCAGCGTGTGGCTCTGTCCACCAAAATGGATGGTGACTTTGACACTGGCAACGTGAAATACCGTGCACGGGAACGCTATGTGTTCGGATATTCCGATCCGTTGGGCGTGTGGGGATCCCCGGGGGCGTAATGCCTG